ATCATAGTAGAAGCACCGGAATACGCGCCTTTACCCATCGCTTTTTCCATCCCTTTGCTCTCATCTCTACGAGACTTAAGGCTTTGGGACTTCTTGCCATGCCTAGCACCTAAAGACTCATCTAGGCGGTCATTGTATCCCTGCTTCTTGACTTTGCCGCCTTTGTTCATGTGCCTCCGTTCATAGCCTTGCTCTTTAAGCAGCCTTCCATACTCTTCTCGCGCATCCTTTCTTTCATTCCCTGATGTATGTGTCTTGGGAGCTATACGATAAATCTCGTCATCTATGTTACGTAAAGCTTTCTCATCGTGAACCTTACCACCAGTATTCATCTGCTTGGGTCTACCCTCCCAACCTCCACGAGCATGATATTTACGCACACTTCCCGCGTGGCCTTTCCCTTGGCTATCCGCAGCCGTTCTTCCACCGCGTTTGTACCCCTTTTTCACAGCTTTACCCGGCTTGTTGCCTGTACTGTTAAATTTACTTGGCATATCTTTATTCCTCTTATCTGCATTAGCAAACTCTTGTCCTACACTTTGCGGTACTCCCGCTTTCTTAGCAAATTTAGGGTTATTAGCTACTGCCGCCATAAACTTTGCTTGTTTCTTACTCTTACTTGGCATTAGGGGGCCGCATAACTTTTAGTTACTGTAAGAACCAGGAGGTAAGTATCCCCTGCCGTATGATTAACCGTAGTAACTAGAATATCTCCAGTCTTACCGCCGCCCGCATTATTAGGAATCCCAAAAGCTGAAAAGTCGATAGTGTCTTCCCAATCCTGCGGTAGATTCAATAAAGGAACATTAGAGGTAGCATCCCATAACAGTTCTACCCCCATCCCAATATTGGAGAAAGTAATAGTCTGAAGGGTAACCCCGTTACAAGCTTGCCCCGTTACCGGATCAGCAGCCAACCCCGAAGCATCAACTAAAACAGCAGCAGCTTGCCCCGTCCCATCACTGATATTGGTATATTTAAGGACAGCAGTACGCCCACCGTCCTGTATTACTTGGCTTGTAAGTGCATCGGCCATAATTTACTCCTTAAAATTAGTATTAAGCACTAAATGGAGTAGCTCCAGCCCCACCACCAGCTCCAAAACACACTGCTTCTACATACCATGTGTTGGCAGAAACAATCGTACATTTGATGATGCTGTCTATATCCCCACCCTTAGTCCCACCATTCCAAGTGAAAGTAGTATCACCCGGTGTAGCTAGGAATGTTTTAGTAAGTCCAGCAGAATCTACAGACATTGCATACCCTGTAAACACATCAGCCCCTGATGGCTTAATTACAAGATCATTAGCGAGATTATACCCACTAATAACAATTATCTGTGCACCAAGCTGGTTTTGCTGATCGGGTGCAGTAGGGTCAGTCGGTGGAGTAGTACTTGAGGGCACAGTATCCAGTACAGCGGGAAGAGTAAGCTGCCCTGCACCTGTGCCGTTAGTTGAAGCATAAACATTGATAACACCCGCATTACCTGCGGTGATCGCTCCAGTAGGATTCTTATTAGAATCTAAGGTGGGTGTGGGAAAAATTGATAAAGCTAAAGTAGTGTTGTCAGCATCAATTTCTTGTGCTGCACCGGGTCCAGCAGAAACAAAACCATTAAGTGATCGGACAGGACCGGAAAAAGTTGTTCTAGCCATTATAAGTTCCTCTCATGCGAGTTAGGGTATATCTGTCTGCATGAAGTCAGCCGGGCGCTGTCAGATATACCGGTTAGTCCCGGTAGGATTCCAGTATATAGCAAAAAACTTTTTTAACACAATAAAAAACCCCCGCACTAAGCGGGGGCTAAAATCAAGGAGTTATGATTTTTAGGGGAGAACCCTTTAGGTAGCACCCGGAGAACCGTATGCACCCAGTGGATCAGATACACCAAAAGAGTATCTTTCACGGGCCTTATAACGGCTGTTTCCAGTATCAAAATCTGCATCCATAGATGTAGACATTGGGGTACGGATAAAGTGCTTCAATCCGTTTGGAACGTCAGTCAACAAGTACCACGCGTTCCCATCCGTGAGATAGTTATTAACTGTATAACCATCTGGGATAGTACCGTTATTACGGATTGCGTTGATATCATTGTCTGCCGTACTTACTCTAAGCTCAGAATCCAATAAGCGTGTAGCAACGAATTGCAACGCTGGTGGAACCACAAGCTTACGTGGTTTAGCCGCAATCAATAGTCCACGCTCATCGGTCCAAGCTGCTATTGAAATAACCGCCGCTTCCAAAGAAGTTTCGTTTAAATCAACGCCAGTAGCTGGAGTATTTGCATTTACTCCACCAGAAACCAATGGGTGTGATGTATTGAACAAAGTAACACCATCCCCGTAAGTGGGGCCACCAGCAAAACCGGTGTTAAGAATAGCTGCACCTTTAACCTGCTTGGTGTAAGCCATTGCTCTAGCTAGTGCTTTTGTGTAACGAGCAGAAAGAGAATCGTATAAGTTGTCTTCAATGGCCTCTTCGGTCAATGAAAAACCCATAGCGATTGTTTCATGCACGTAACGTGCGGTGTAAGTTTCTTGGGCGTTGTCATAAGCAATAGCTGCGCCTTCGTTTTTAACTGGGGCAGAACCAAAACCTGATAACTTCACCTCTTCTTCAAAGGAACGATCAGAAGACTCTGTTTCAAAAATCTCCTTAGTTTCCTCACCATATCTTGCATACTCAAGGCCGAACAGGGCATTTAACCCCGGTAAGAGTTCCTTGAGGAGTTGTGCTCGTGAAATAGCCATATCTCAAGTCTCCTATATACCGGTCTTGTTAGTGTATGAATGTGCATCGGGATTAAACTTCACGATGACATCCGTGTATGCATCTCCTACTTCACTGTCCGGCGCATCCACAAAATCAACAATTCTGAAAGCAAAACCAGAAGTTGTAGCTGTTGTGGCCGTCAAAGCAGTATTGGAGTTACCCGTAGCCGTGCTGCCGGTACTCGTGGACTGAACTGCTGCAAAATGAGTATTTTGCCCTAAGTCAGTTTGAGTAACCGCACCATTAGCTTGGGCTTGGAACAATGTATTAGGGTCATCTACGATGAATGCCAACGCATCAGAAGCTACTGTGCCCGTAGGCCAATACTGACGATTAACAAAACCCATAGTGGAATCCGTATAGGAACATCCCATAAACACGCCTATTGTACCCGCAGGGAACGGTGTAGAGTTGTCCCCATTGGTAGTCACAAGTTCAATTGTACCATTCGTCCCTATGCACACTACTGCGCCATAGAAAAGATTAGTGCCAAACCCGGACGTAATAGGCAGTTTTCGAGTTGATCCCGCATACGGAAGCCCCCCAATTTCATTTATTGGCTTTAACCCGTATGGGGTTGCTGTACTAGCCATATAAACCTCCTACCATTTATGATCCTTTACCGAAAGTAACCTTAGTACTCCGCTCATTAAAAAGGGGCATTCTAGGGTCATTCTCTCGCATTAAGTTATTGTCTACTGAACGAATTTGCGCTTCATTAGTTTCTCTATAATAAGCGTTACGTTCATCAACAAGCTCTTTGGGAGCTTTACAAAGCATTAGCCCACCCATCACAATATTGTCCTTGTATCTATCATTTTCGATACTAGCAAGTTCAATTTCAGGATGATCTATGGCTTTAACTGGCTCCCAACCTTCTCTTAGTTTCGCAGAAACATTGGTTGGATCAGGTTGACCGTTTGTAGAAACACGCACCCAATGATAAGTATATCCATCCTGTGGTTTAGGATCAGGCAATAGTTCGGGCCTTTTCCATGCAGGAGGGTGCACTTTTTTCTCTTGAGTATCTAACTCTCTGTCTAGTCTGTTCTCAGCCATTAGTTCTGTGCCCTCATTAATTGCGCAGCTTGTTTAGCGTAATCTTCCAAGGAAACCCCCAGTCGTTTCGCAAGAGCTATTTGTGTTTGCGATAGCCTAATTTTATTAGGTGCTGTGCTCCGCGTAGCGGGTGCAACCACATTGCTCGATTTTTTCTGAGGTTCCTGTGACTTATCGTCTATCCCGTCATCAAACTCATGCGGGAATACTTCGCGCATACGACCGTCAATTCGTTCGTAGTATTCGACTGACTGAGGATTAATACCCTCTTTTGTCAGTTTTGTATGTAATCCCAACGCAAACGCAGTCATTTCATCATCAGACCCAAACCAAGAGTTTTTGTCTGCCCAAGCTACTGCTTGAGGATCACGTTGTATTTTAGGGAGTTCTGGTTGTGATTCTTTCGTACTCTCAGGAGTTTGTAAAGAAGTTTGTGGAGCCGCAGCCTTATAATCATTTTCACGAGAAGGTGGTAGCGCCCGTTTTTTAAGACTGTTTACTTTATCTGCTCGAATTTGCGCTGCATTTAATGCTTCTTGCGCTTCAACCATTTCACTAGATTGTCCACCTTCATAGGCTTGCTGATATTTTTCTTTAGCCCTTGCAAGTTCAAGTTCAACTTGCTGCTTTGCAGACTCTATAAGAGTGTTGTGATTACTATCAGCACTTACTTTAAGCTTCTTGTTTTCAGCAAGTATTTTTTGAGCATAAAGGATAGCTTCTTCTTTCTCACGTGTAGCCTGTTCTTTGGCTCTACGTTCGTCATGGTAGCCTTTGCTAAAATGCTTAATACGTTTTTTAACTTTATCAGAGTATTGCCCTAACTCTTCCGCAGTTACTTCTTCTGGAGGTTGGGAAGGTTTACGACCTCTATCGGCTTCGGGGGTATCATTCACCACCTCTACCTCTACTTCTTCTGCTTCCTCTTGAACTACTTTTACTTCAGTAGGTTCCTTTTTAGGCTTTTTAATTTCCTCACGCCCAATCGCTCCTTCTACTTCTATATCTTCCGTTTCTTCCTTGATTTCTACTTCTATTTCTTTTCCCTCTGTTTTATCAGGATCGGGAAACTCATACTCTACTTGTTGCATTGCCATAACTTACTCCTTACGCACGAGAAATAGCTCTCGGATCATCAACAACGGCTTCAATGGAATCATCGTTCATCAAACGATATTCTTGTTTGCCCACTTTAAAACGTGTGCCTGTATTGGCACGAAACATCACATAATCACCTTGCTTACACCACGGCCCAGTAGGGAACCGTTCCTTATCAGCATAAGCTTGCTCTCCCATATCCAACACTATTCCTATCGTGGATAAGATATATTCTTCCTGTAACGTTTTAGCGGCTTTCATAATCCCCCCCGCAAACGTTTCTTCAACATTAGGAAGGGCAATTAAAACTCTATACCCCACGGGTTTAGGGATAAGAACATCTAATTCGTCTTGAGCCTCCTCTTGTTCTTTTATTTTTTCCTGCCTTCTAATCTCCATTGCTGTCATTTCACTCATCTTCGTCTTCCATATAATTGCGCGAGAGGTCATTTACTTCACGTAATGCGACTTCCAGACCCCGAATAAAGCCACATAAATCCCTGTATTCGGCAAAATCCTTCACAGCTCCACTGGAAAGGTGATCTTGCCCAGCCGTTAATTCGGCTGTAATTTTATCTGTTAGCACGTCAAAGACGGTTTTAGCCATTGCTTATTCTCCTACCGCCCGAATTACACGACAGTTTTCACGTCTGTCTCCCTCGTAATATATTTTACCGTCTGCTTGTAGTTGGGCAGGTCGGGCAGTAATAGTGCTATAAGGTAAATAGGGATACATCCTCCGTATTTCTTTTGTGGTAACCCCTTTCTTGCCAGCTTTGACAATTTCTTTATAGACCAGTGTTAACATTTTCCCACTAGCTACTTCATTAGCTGCATCTTTACTACTTTGAGGATCATCTTTACGCGCCAGTTTAAAAGCAGGGGTATCCTCAAACATATCCAAAGTCATCATCTATCTATCCTCTCTGTCATCGCGGTAGGCTTCAGACGCATCTTTATGCGCTTCTGCTCTAGTTCGTTTTTCCTCACCTTTAGCTTTAGCCATATCAATGATGACTTTAGCTTCTTCTATATCATTCTTCGCTTCAGCCGCTTGGTTCTGGGAAGCTATACGATTGGCTTCCAATGCAGCCGTGGTCGCAGCTTTCTCTTCTTGCAAGTCCTGTTGACGTTGTTTCAAGGCCAACTCCGCAGCATCCTTAGTAGCTAATCGTTCCTGATCTGCAATCTTTAATTCCAGTTCCTGCTGCTGCATTTGTACCAGTGGGTCTTCAGCCCTTTCTTGGGCTTCTTGTTGTGCAGCTTCTGCTTGTTTTTGTTGATCCAGTTTAATAGCCGCTTCTGCTTGTAACACAGCAATAGAGTTAGCTAATACCGGTTCAAAAGGCTCGTCCGGTGGCGGCATTGCTGCACCCATGTTTACTTCAATCTGAGCACGATACAAGAAAGCCATGTGTTCCGCTAAATGAGCTTGCATAGCCCCCATAATTTCATTCGCTCGGGGATTCTGCCCAATAAAAGCGGCCATTTGTGGATCACGCAAAAAGGCATCATGGGCTTGAATATGAGCCGTGTGGTCTTGAATAAGAAAAGCCTTTAATGGTTCTCCAGTGAGTGCATTCATGTTCTCACTTACCGGATCAATTGGGTCCATATCATCTTCAGTAGGCACAAGTTTGTCAGCATTCTTAACCCCCAACACTTCAATCATCTGCCGATGCAACTGAGGTAAATCGTATATCTGGGGAGCACTTTGGGCCATTTGAAGTACAGCCTGATACTGCACCACCCGCTGGGCCATAGTACTACTGTTAGGATCACTTACAGGAATTACTTCTACGGTGGCATAATCTGCTTGACGAGCACGGGGTTCCCCCCGATCAGGCATATACAAGTATTCTTGAGGGGCATATTCAGCCATTATCTCCCGAAGCAGCTTAAATTCCTGCTTCATGGCGTAGTGAACACGAGACTGCACCGCAGCCATTGGCTTCAAAGTACGCTCTAAGAGAGCTAATGTTGTACCGACAGGCGCATTTGCACTCATATCGGAGATATTCATGTCCGAAATAGCCCCTAACCTACGGCCTTCCTCAGTAATCTTGTCTAATAGTGCCAATAACGTCTGACTTGGCTCTTTGTAGGGCAATGGGAGGATATTTTCTTTAATACTGCCACTAGGAACGTCAACATCACGAAATTCACCCGGTCCAATGGGTGTATCATCCCCTTTTACCCGCAATCCCCGGCTTTTTAGACCCCCCGGAAGGTTAGCTAACTGTCCTGCGTCAACTAATTGACGGATTATGGAGGTTCCAGCACGTGCATAGCCCCCAACAATGTGAATTAAACCAAGGCCATAGAAACCAAAACCGGGAACATACACGTAATGGACAAAATGTTGACGCTTTAACAGCAACGGATCATCAGGATTCCAGTTTCGGCGTATAGCCAGCACGATTCCTGTGCCTTGCTCAATAGTAATAACGTAAGGACGGGCAACTTGGGGTTCCTCACCTTCCACGCCCTCTTCCCTACGGGCTAATCCCATGCCACGTGGGTCTGCACGCCCTTTATTTATGATGTCATCAAGGACCAAATCCGCATGAATTTCGTAAATAGTGTAACGATCATCCGCATTTAAAGAAAAACCCTCATCTTTGGCTTTTTGTTCCTCAATATCAGTAAAAAAAGTAACAGGTTCACCCAGTTCTACATTCCTGTAGAACCCTGCTGCCTGTAATTTAGCCATTTCATTCTTCGTTTTGCGCATTACATGGGTAACACGCTCGGCTGTTTCCAGATTAGACGCACCAAATGGCACAATCATGTCTTCAGCAGGAACATACAAAGCTACCTGTCGATCCAAACTCGGGTCAAAATAAACCTTTTTAAAGGCTGAACCAGCCAATCCCAAGCTATAAAGCATACGTTCGTGTTCAGGGCGGTATTCCACCATCACTTCCGTAAGCTCGTAATTCATGTCTGTCTTAACGCGCAATGCCGCGTCTTCTTTATCCCGCGTTATCTCCCCTAAAATCTTTGTTTTTACAGGGCCAGCCGCCGGAAATGTCTCACTCATTGCTTCAGCTTGAAATCTTATAGCTGCTTCAGAAAGCACAGTGCTATAAACACCACAAGCATTTTCCCAAGGTTCAGTCCTATCCTCGTAACTAAACCCTAAAACCTCCATCCCTTTGACAAAGGTTTGAGTCCAATCACTACGACTATTAATATCTCCTTGCACGCAAGCGGTTAACTCACTAGAAATTTCCGTGAGTTTCCCGTCATCCATATATTCAGCTAGATTAGAATCAAACGGAGCAAACGCCCCTTCTTCAACACCCGCTTCAGGAACTAGCGTTATTTCTACGCTGCCGTCATCCATTGTCACCATATCAGGATTAACCACCCCGATTTCTATTTCTTCAGTGGCTTCCACCTCTTCCATTCCTTCTGGAGGAGTAAATAAACTTCGTTCAATAGCCATAATATTTATTCCTCCACAGCTGCCCACTTATCAATAGGACACCGTTCCCCCATAAGCCAAACTTTAGCTGGCATAAAACACCCGCATTCTCTGCACACCTGTACCGGTTTAACTAATTGAGGGCAATTATTACAAGTAGTAAGCCTATCTACTACAATTTGTTGATTATCCCCTAGTTTTATATCCACTCAGTAATACCCCTTTCGGCGTGGACCCGGAAAATATTGTATCTCTTCAGGCTCATCACTAGGCAAAGTAACAAACCCTCCTTGCCTAAACCGCATTAAAGCCATTACTGTTGAATCCACAAGGTCATCATGGGGCATAAAAGGAAATCCTGCTACTTCTTCAACAAGTTCTTCAGCCCACCTTGTTTGAGGAACCCATACTAATCCTGAACTTACAATATCGGCCACTGAGTTCAAACGAGCAGTCTTATCTCCAGTTCCACGGTGAGGAGTATACTCTTGAACTACCATCCCTGTCCTACGTAATTCTTGGTAGAGAGGTGTGCCATTGCTTTTCTTTTCCACAATAAATGAATCCGGTTGCCACTCTTCATATTGTTCCTGCGCCAGCTTCTTAAGTTCAGGAAATTCCACCCGCTGTCTAATAGAGTTTAATAAAATAATGGCATGGCAATTCTCTTCCTCATTTAAAAACACACCCCATGTAGTAATAGCCGTATAGTCAGCCCGGTTATGAGTTTCTGCGGCTGCATCTAACGACATAATCAAATATTCACATGTAGGAGGGTTTTCTTCTTTCCACTCTTTCCACCACTCCCGCTTTATCAGGGCGGCTTCTTCAGCTGTAGGATTCTGTTGGTACTGGGCATTCCATTGAAACAAAGGCATGGAAGCTTTGGTGCGTGCCAACGCATCCAGATTAAAAAACTCAGGCCACAGTGGTTTTTCTACCATCTGTGTTTCCACTACCTTCTTGCCCCTCTTTTTCGTAGTGGTGTTTTTGGTAACCTCCAAAATGGCGGGGAACTCCACAATCTCATACTGGTCGGCCTGATCGTTTTGTGCCATATCGCGTACAACGCGTCCGGTCAAATCATCTAAGTGCCAACGAGTTTGTACAATAGCCACACGACCACCGGGCATCAAACGAGTACG